CTGTACTGCAGGCAGTGCAGCGTGATGAGGATCTGCATGAGCTGTATGTCCGCGCCAGGGCGATTGGTGCTGAAGTGTTGGCCGATGAGATGCATGACTTGGCACGACAGCCATTGCCGGCGGGGCTGGACAACAAGGTAGCCAATGCCGAGGTGCAGCGTCGAAGGCTTGAGGTGGACACGTTGAAGTGGACGTTCGCCCGGATGCAGCCGCGTGGTGTCAGGCACAAGAAGGAAGATGTCGAGCAACAGACTGGCCCGGTCATGCTGGTGTGGGGTAACGAACCCGAGGCTGAGCCTGCGAAGACAGAGCCTGCCGAGGTGGTGAAGCTGGTGACGGACAAGGGCTGAGCAACCCGTTAGCGTTAGAACTTGTCAGTCATAGCGACACGCGCGCGACCTAACCCTAGCCAGGCACCCCCCCCAAACTAATTTTCGCATTTATAATGCGAGGGTCAGCGCAATGTTATCAATGACTTAGGTGGCCCAGTCGCACCACACACGCGAAAAATAATTTATTCGGCCGTGCTCGAGGTGTGCGATTTCCTGGGCGGACCCCCCCACCCCCCAAGAGAATTGCGCGCCCTCTATAGACGTATAATACGTCCAGAACTGAGGCTCAGCTTGTCTCTCTCTGCCTTTGTCTCCCAACCACACGGAAAAAAATGAGGAACTACGGCAAAGAGTACCGCAGCTACCACGCGAAACCTGAGCAAAAGAGGAACCGCGCCTCACGCAACAGCGCACGCCGATCGCTAATGGCGTCCAACCGCGTGCGCAAAGGCGATGGCAAGGATGTAGACCACAAAAACGGCAATCCACGCGATAATCGCCGCAAAAACCTGTCTGTCATGTCCCGCAGCGCCAATCGGAGCAAGAAATGACCGCCGCGTGGACCCGCAAAGAAGGCAAAAACCAGAAAGGTGGCCTCAACGAAACAGGCCGCAAGTCATACGAGCGCGAAAACCCCGGATCTGACCTCAAGCGGCCAGTCAAAAAGGGCGATAACCCGCGCCGCGCATCCTTCCTGGCGCGCATGGGCAAAATGAAAGGTCCAGAACGCGACGAGAAGGGGCGCCCCACCCGGCTACTTCTCTCTCTCCGAGCGTGGGGCGCCACCTCAAAACAGGACGCCGTGAGCAAAGCGGCAAACATCAGCAAACGAAACAAGGCACAAGCATGAGTCTCTATCGCAACATCAACGCACGCAAAGCCGAAGGCACCAGCCGCACCAAAAAAAGGTCCACCATCAGCGACAAGTCATACGCCAACATGAAAAAGGGATTTCCGAAAAAGAAAAACAAGTCAATGATGGGCCGCGCGTGATCTACAGCGCCTACTGCGTCCCAGCTCGCGATGGCACGTTTAATTTGTGCATCTTTCTTGAGGGTTTTGACGACGAAGATCAGGCCGAGAGGTTCCTCGACGCGCTGATGTCGCCGCTGCAAGACAGCCATTTTGAAATCAGCGCAACCATCCACTAATGCAAACAATTCAGATCGACTACACGCCGCGTCCGCTGCAGCAGGAGCTGCACACGATGCTCGATCAGAACAGATTCAACGTGCTGGTCTGTCACCGTCGGTTCGGCAAGACAGTCTGCGCCATCAACCATCTACTTAAGCGCGCAATCGAGGAACAAAAGCCAAACCCGCGCCTTGCCTACGTCGCACCAACCTACAGACAAGCCAAGAATGTCGCCTGGGACTATCTCAAACAATTCAGCGAGAAGATTCCCGGCACCAGGTACCATGAGACCGAGCTGCGTTGCGATTTGCCAAACGGCGCACGCATCAGCCTGCTAGGAGCCGAGAACCCCAACAGTCTGAGAGGCATCTACCTCGACTTTGCTGTCATGGACGAAGTCGCAGACATGCCGGCCAACATATTCCCCGAGGTCATTAGACCGGCACTATCCGACCGCAAGGGCAGTGCTGCGTTCATAGGCACGCCGCAAGGGCACAACTACTTCCACGACCTATGGGAAGCAGCCGCCACCACGAAGGGCTGGCAGCGCAAGATATACAAGGCCAGCGAGACCGGCATTGTAGATGACGATGAGCTTGAGGCCGCAAAGGCCACCATGACTGAGGACCAGTACAACCAAGAGTTCGAGTGCAGTTGGGTCGCGAACGTACCGGGCAGCGTATACGGCAAAGAGCTACAAGACGCCGACGACGCAGGGCGCATCACAAGTGTCCCCCATATTGGGGACCACCGAGTTGATACGTACTGGGACTTGGGCATGCACGATTACACGGCGATCTGGTTTGTACAGAACGTGGGACGCGGAGACATTCATGTCATTGATTATTATCAGAACCAGGGCGAGGGCTTGCCTCACTACGCTCGCGTCATGGATGAGAAAAACTATCTCTACGGCAACCATTATGGGCCGCACGATTTGGAAGTGCGTGAGCTTGGCACCGGCAAGAGCCGCCGCGAAGCTGCACACGGTTTGGGCATCAATTTCCGCACGGTACCGCGCCTTCCGATCGAAGATGGAATACATGCTGCGAGACTTTTGATCCCGCGCGTTTACTTCGATCGCGACAACTGCCGAGAGGGTCTTGAGGCACTGCGGCACTACCATCGCGCTTACAACGAGCGCACACGACAATTCCGCGACAAGCCGGTCCACGACTGGAGCAGCCATGCCGCCGACGCATTCCGCACCGCAGCGATCGGGCTGCAAAACAGCACGACACGCAGTCGCGCACCGCAACAGTCTGCGGTGATGGACTACGACCCGTACAGCTATCAAGGGGCATCGTTATGAGCTTCATGTCACCACCCAAGCCACCGCCGCCGCCTCCTGTGCCGCCTGTGCCGCCAGATCCGCCGATCAAGCCGAAGGACACTAAAGAGACCGATCGCGTTGAGCAGCGCGCTACGAAGAAGCGCGGCCTGCGCCAGGCAAATGTGACGGGCGGTCTGGGCCTGCTGACCGAAGCGCCGACCACAAAAAAGACGCTGTTGGGGCAATAACCGACAACGAATAGTTTTGTGAAACTGTGCCTGTCTCAATTAGTCTAGTTGAAACGCTGGAATCTTTTTCTCCAGCGTCCGCTTCTGTCGCCTGACTTTGGTCAGGATAGTCTGGTTTCGTTTGATTGCAGCTTTCGCTTTTTTCAAACGATCTTCTGCCGCCTCTATCCGGCGGTCTAGTTTTTTAACCTCAATCCGCAGCAGTTCAGTTTCCGATTTCTCAGGCTTCGGCTTTGGGGCCAGCTTGCCTTCGTGGAAACCATGTTTGAGAGCGTAGTCAGTGAGATCACGCTCTAGTCTGAGCTGCTCGTTTGTGTGGTGGCGCTCAACCCAATGAGCGAGACCGTGGATGATCTCTGGCCATCCGGTATGGAACCATGACGATCTGGCGCGGTTGATGCTCCAGACGCCGCGTCGGCACCAAGTGTGCCGATTGCCGCTCGCCATTTTGATGGTGCCGCGAAACTTGCGGCCCGTCGCTTTGCGGTACAGCCGCTTGAAACCCCGCTGCGCCTCAATGTCTGATTGAGGAAAGCGTTGTTCTCGCGGAATGTCACGCCACTTCAAATTGACCAGCCGATTGTAATCATCGTTAGTCGGATGTTTTGCATAGTAAGCCATCTTGTCCTCCTTATTGGTTGGAAGACAGGCACAGTATTCACAATGTCCAACAGCAGTCGAGAACGCCTCGACATCTGTATTTTACCACGCGGGTTTTTGAGAATTACTGAAAACAGGGGTTTTTGACTGTTTTCAAAAATTAAGTGCTTGGCTTTGTTTAACAAAAAAAATGAAAAAAACGCTTTTTTTGGATTTTGACGTTTTTCCAGCGAGCACAGATTAGGACGCAAATATGGATGATCCACGCGCAGATGCGCTGATGAAGCGTTTTGGCACACTCAAAACGCAGCGGCAGCACTGGGAATCCCACTGGCAGGAAGTCGCCGACTATATTGTGCCGCGCAAAGCGGACATCACGAAGAAGCGCACATCCGGCGACAAGCGCACAGAGCTGATCTTTGACGGCACCGCGATCCACGCGGCTGAGCTGATGTCGGCCAGCCTGCACGGAATGCTGACCAACGCAGCGACACCGTGGTTCTCGATGCGTTACGAGAACGACGAGCTGAACGGCGACGACGAGGCGAAAGAGTGGCTCGAAGGCGCGACTGACGTCATGTACCAGCATCTCGCCAGGTCGAACTTTCAGGAGCAAATCCACGAGCTTTACAGCGACCTCGTAACATTTGGCACTGCGGTCATCTTCATTGAGGCCGACGACGACAACGGTGTGCGCTTTAGCACGCGACACATCGCTGAGTGCTGGGTTGCAGAGAACGAACAAGGCCGCGTCGATACTGTCTACCGGCAGTACAAGACAACAGCGCGCGCCGCCGTGCGGCAGTTTGGCGAGGATAAGGTCACAAACAGAATCCAAAAGCTAAACACAGATGATCCTTACGCCGAGATCGAGCTGCTGCACGTGGTAATGCCGAGAGAGGACCGCAACCGCCGCAAGAAGAACGCGGTCAACAAGCCGTTCGCGAGCATCTACATCGACCCCGATGAGAAGATGATTATCGGCGAGTCTGGCTATGATGAGTTTCCGTACTGCGTGCCGCGCTTCCTAAAGGCCAGCTTTGAGATTGGTTACGGGCGCAGTCCAAGCATGACCGCGCTCAGCGACACGAAGATGGTTAATAAGATGAGCGAGGTGGTGATCCGCGCCGCTCAGCTCCAAATCCATCCGCCCATGATGGTGCCGGACGACGGCTTCGTCCTGCCCATTCGCACCACACCGGGCGGTTTGAACTTCTACCGCTCAGGCACCCGCGACCGCATTGAGCCGTTGAACATCGGCGCGAACAATCCGCTCGGCGAGCAGCAGCTAGAGCAGCGCCGCACCGCGATCCGCGCCGCCTTCTACGTCGATCAACTGATTCTCGGACAGGGTCCGCAGATGACCGCGACTGAGGTCATCCAGCGTACTGAGGAAAAGATGCGCCTGCTCGGCCCGGTACTCGGGCGCCTGCAGGCTGAGCTATTGCAGCCGCTGATCAACCGCGTCTTTGCAATCCTGTCTCGTCAAAAGCAATTCGCTGCAGCGCCCGACAGCCTGCGCGATGGCACGATCGACATCGAATACGTCAGCCCATTGGCGAAGGCGCAGCGCAGCGGTGACATCCAGGGCATTCTGCAGATGATCGAGTTCCTGATGCCGCTGATGCAGTTGGATCAGGGCATCGTTGACTATCTCGACTTCGACGGTCTCGCCAAGCACATCATCAAAGTCACCGGCACGCCTGCATCGGTGGTGCGTGGTGAGGGCGAGGTGTCTGGCATTCGACAGCAGCGCCAGCAGGCACAGCAAGCACAAGCCGAAATGGCAGCAACGAGCCAGATGGCAGAGGCAGCAGGCAATGCCGCGCCAGCGTTACGCGCCGTCGACGAAACAGAAGTTGATCTTGAGCAGATCTTGGGTGCCGCCCAGTGACGCCAAAAGATCAGAAGGCAGTCTATCGATCGGTCCTGAATAGCGAGGACGGTCAAAAAATGCTTGAGGACTTGAGCGCTAGGTTCGGACTCTGGAAATCGAGCTTCACGCCGAACTCAGACGAGACGGCGTTCCGAGAGGGGCAGCGCGATGTCGTGCTGTTCCTACATGCACAGACCAAGGATCAAAAACCACCGAAAGGGTAAACAGATATGTCCGACGAAACTCAGGTAGCGGAAGCTCCGGCAGAGGCCGGGGAGGCACCGTCTGGTAACGAGGACTGGCGGTCAGCACTGCCCCCAGAGCTAACAACCGATCCATCGCTGCAGCACATCAATAGTGTTGAAGCGATGGCAAAATCTTACATCAACGCACAGAAGATGGTCGGAGCTGAGAAGCTCGCGATACCGGGCAACTGGGCAACCGATGAAGATTGGGACTTGGTCTACAACAAGCTCGGCAGGCCCACCGAATCAAAAGAGTACGAGCTGGGCGACATGACCGGCGAGATGGCCGACTGGTTCCGCGATGCGGCGCACAAGTCTGGTCTGTCTGGTCGCCAAGCTGAGAACCTGGCAAAAGCCTACGCCGAGTTCGGCGAGCAGGCCGGTTCAATGTCCGACGAGCAAATGGAAGCGCGTCGGGTCGAGACCGAGACCGAATTGCGGCAAGAACTGGGCGACAAGTTCGATGTGTCGATGCAGCGTGCTAACGAGCTGCTCAAGGAATTTGACGCACCGGACCTGACCGAGATCCAGCTTGCCGATGGCAGCTTGTTGGGCGACAACCCGGAGCTGGTCAAGTTTATGCTCAAGCTATCCGACTATGTCGGTGAGCAGGTAAGCGAGGACGGCCTAGCCGGCCGCGATAGCCGACCAAGCATCAGCGATAGCGATCTGCAGGCTCGTGTCAGCGATTTGACTGCAAAGAATAGCCCGTACTGGGAAAAGCATCACCCGGACCACGATCGTGTGGTTGCCGAGGTGCTGCAACTAAGAGAGCAGCTCTATGGAGAGTGATGAGCTGCGCCTGGAATGTTTGCGTCTGGCCGTACAGTTCGGCAGCGCGCGCACGATAAACGATCCCGTTGATCTCGCGGAGAGATACTTCGAGTTCGTGAAACCCGTGGACAAGCCCAAAGCCCCACGGCGCAAGCCTGTGAGTAAGGCGGACCAGTCGCCCTAAGCGACAGTAGGTCGGTCGCAAGACCGCTAACCAACGCACATTCAACCACAACTGTAGGAGCATGAGTATGTCTACTCAGATCACTACTGCATTCGTGAACCAGTTTTCATCGAATGTCAGTATGCTTTCGCAGCAGATGGGTAGTCTGTTGCGAGGGGCCGTGGACACGGAAAGTGTCACCGGCGAAAAAGCCTTCTTCGACCAAATCGGAGAAAGCGCCGCTGTAGCGCGCACATCGCGCCACGGCGACACACCACTAGTCGAGACACCTCACTCTCGGCGCATGGTCACGCTCACCACTTATGAGTGGGCTGACTTGATTGATGATTCTGACAAGGTCCGTAAAAATATGCGGCTTGATGGAGCAATCCATTTCGAAAATCTGGTGAACTCAGGGGAAACCTCGTAAGAGACAATCCTGATCCAAGCCCCAATTTGGGGAAGGTGCAACGACCATCCCGCAAGGGAGTAGGCTGGAAGCCCAGCCGAAGCGCCAGACACCCATCTGGGTGATGATATGGTCTGATCTGCGCGGCGACGTGCAGCAGCGAAAGCGGTCTCAGTTTAGCGAATTGAGGCGAACATAATGATGTTGATCGACCCGACGTCTTCGTATGCCCGTGCGGCTGCGGCGGCAATGGGCCGGGCGATGGACGACACAATCATCGACGCACTTGGTGGAACCGCGAAGACCGGCAAGGAAGGAACGACCTCAACGGCGTTCCCAAGCGGCCAGAAAATCGCACACGGTTCTGCCGGGCTAACCGTTGCCAAATTGGTTTCGGCTAAAAAATTGCTAGACGCACAGTCGGTGGATCCGTCCATTCCGCGATACATCGTGGTTAGCCCTGAGCAGATCGAAGACCTGCTCAACACGACCTCTGTCACTTCTTCGGATTTCAACACCGTAAAGGCGTTGGTCCAGGG